AAAGATTCTATGGGTAGAATTGTTAGCTGCCCGTGTCAACGAAAATTAGCATTTTTGCTTGACCCCACCATTGGAATTGGTGTTTTCAATGTGGAACAGAAACAGAACGTGGCTCCTCACTGCTCGCAAAGGGAAAGCGATGAATATTAAATATTCACCTAAACTTAATTACATGAAAAAAACATATAAAAAAAGCAAGGTAAAACCTAATATTATAGAACGTAAAACATTGTTACATATAGTTAACAAGTTCCACACCCTATTTACCGAGTCCATCTTTGAGAACAAAGTGGATAAGCAACTTGCCATTACAGTGGTTGGCGCAATTTTTAAGTGGGCTACCTGTGAAGGTAATCACGGCTTAAAAAGGGCAAAAACCATGTCTAACTACTACGTTAGACGAGTAATGGGTACCCCGATTTCAGACGTTCCTTTGAGTAATCAATATAGGCGTTTAACCGATAAAGCGCTTACTCTTAGTACTTGTACGAAGAGCAAAATATATTGAGTCAGCATCTTCTCAGCATTTCGCCTTTTTACGGCGAAACCCGTTGTAGATGTATCTTCCATATCCGGTAGATTCACTGGACACATAACAAAACTTTTCAGACTAAATTACTGAAAAGCAATGTTACAAGTTAATAAATCATTTAGAATGTCAGTTCCTGACATTAAAAACTGGACGTGTCATTTCAAATGACACATAAGTGGAGCTTCAGGACCTAATGGACCCTTGGCTTACACCCAGTATTTAAATGATCTCCGCAGCTTAAGCTCAGACAGAATGCTCACTATAGGTTTGTTTATCCTATTCTGATCCCTCCCCTATGATAATGAGGGGGAGACTGTCAAGGCTTTGAGAAACGCCTATGTTGATTCTCTAAAACTAGGTGATAAGCATTCTATGCATTCAAGGCTTGTAGCTTTTGGTGACAAAGGCGACAAGACGAGGGTGATAGCGTTAGTAGACATACTATCGCAAAGTTTGCTTAAAACGGTGCATCAAAGGTGTAACCTCATTTTGAGGCGTCTTATTCAAGACGGCACCTTTGATCAAGATCGATCACGTCTTTTCATCAAGAAGAAGTCTTTGGACAATGTCCAACTAGCTTCGATTGATTTGAAGGCCGCGACTGATCGAATGCCAGCGCTTTTCCAAGCGTTTGTGCTCATTAGTCTCCGCATTCTAAATCCTTTACAGGCTTTAGGATGGTGATGGGTCTCAACGAGAAGGGATTTCGTCTATAAAGACGGAACCGCTTTAAAACGTGTAAGGTACAAAGTAGGACAACCTATGGGATCATTATCGAGCTGGCCAGTAATGGCGATCTCGCATCATTTTCTTGTAAGGTTCTCTTTTGCAGTCACAGGTTTTCACAATCTGAGTCATGCACCGTACGCTCTGTTAGGTGATGACCTAACTTTAGAGGGGCACAGTGTAGCTGAGGTTTATCTGAGAGTCATTTCATACCTTGGTATGGAATATTCTGTAGACAAAACATACATTGCGAATGGAGTTGCAGAGTTTGCTAAAAGCCTATTCTGTCAAGGAGAAGATTTAACACCTTTTCCTTTAGCTCTATTCAAATTTGACAAAAATACTATTGTATCGAATACATTGGCAATTATAACCGAGTGTAAGAAACGTAATTTAAATCTTACATCGGCATCGCTAACGGGATTCTTCCCAATGCGGTGACGTAACTTGGTGTTACTTGCCTCGTTGTCACCGTCAAGTCCACGATACGGCCTAGATTTACAGCCTAGGTCTGATCAATGGATTTTTCTCCAATATCTCAATATACAAAAAATTATGTACTTTTCACGGAGTAGTACCGTGAGAAATAGTACACATGAATTTGTATTTGCAGATCCAGGTAAATCTGGAATGTATATAAGTCCTTACATTCAGATTGCGCAGGATAATGGTGAAAGTTATCCTGTGCGCTACTTGGGAGACGAGTACCGTCCCTTAGTAATGCTTGGATCAAATTGAGTTGCGTATGACACTAAAGCTTGGCCTGATGGAATTCCTTCATTAGGTAGTGATACGCTAATTCCGGGTCCAGTGTGAGAA